GTACTATATTTTCTCATTATGATGGTTATAACATTTGGATGCATTTAGCACTTGATAATCCTAGAGCTATGAGAAGGAGTTATGCAAAACAAGTATTTGAGTATTGCTTTTATACCTGTAAGTGTGTTAGAGTAACTGCAATGACAAAACCAAACAATACGAGATGTAGAAAATTAATAGAATCGGCAGGATTTAAACAAGAGGGTATTATTAGAAAAGTTATTAGAGATGGTATGAAATTTCACAATGCTGTGTTATATGGATTACTCAGAAATGAATGTAGATATTTATAAGGATATATGGGAAATGTTAATAAAAATACAGGTAGATTTGCACCATCAACAGGAAAAGGACCTAAAACTAAAACTCCACCACCTGTTTCAAAACAACAAAAACCATCTAAATCTTTTATGAAAAAAGAAACTCAAAGACCTAAAAAAGTAAGAGCTACTTTAGGAGCACAGCAAGATGCTAATACAAAAACAACATTAGGAGGATAATATGGGTGGAGGGATGAAAACACCAAGTATGCCACAACCACAACCAATGCCAGAGATTGACGATAAAGTTGCAGAGTCAGAAGCAAAACTAGAAGCAGAAAAACAAAGACTTTTAGCATTAAATAAACAGGGATTATCTGGCACATTATTAACATCTGGACAAGGTGTAAAAGAAGAAGCACCGGTATCACAAACATTATTAGGTGGATCAAAACCACCAAATAGAATGTATTAATGGCAAATTTTGATTACATAAAAAAAAGACTTGCACAATTAGAAAGTCATAGAGGAACTTGGGAAGAGCATTGGCAAGATATTCTTGATTATGTAATGCCACGAAAAGCAGAAGTAACATCTAAAAGAGAAAAGGGAGAGAAAAGAACAGAAGTATTATTTGATTCTACTGCTATAACTGCAAATAATTTATTAGCTGCAAGTTTACATGGCACACTAACATCTCCATCATTACAATGGTTTCATTTAAAATTAAGAAATGCAGAATTAAATCAAAATAGAGAAGTACAGTTATTTTTAGAGAACTCAGCAAAAAGAATGTATGATTTATTTAATGAGTCAAATTTTAATACCGAAGTGCATGAACTATATCTTGATTTATGTTCTATCGGAACAGGAGCTTTATTTGTAGAAGAAAGTAAAAAAGGATTTGAAGAAGGTGGTATTCATTTTAATACATTACATATTAAAGAATTTTATATTAAAGAGAACAATGATGGTAGAATAGATACAGTATATCGTAAGTATAATCTAACAGCACGACAAGCACTACAGGAATTTGGTGAAGATAATGTAGGCGAAAAAGTTATAGAAGCTGCAAAAGAAAAACCAGACAAAGAATTTACATTTATTCATGCTGTAGAACCAACAGAAGATTATAAAAGAGCTATGGGTAAAGCTGATACTAAATTACCTTTTCATTCATGTCATGTATGTATAGAAGATAAAATGACAGTTAGAGTTGGTGGCTATAACGAGTTTCCATACCTTGTTCCAAGATGGTCAAAAGCAACAGGTGAGATATATGGAAGATCACCAAGTTACAATGCATTACCAGATATTAAGACACTAAACAAAGCAGTAGAGATAGGACTAAAGGCATGGGCAAAAGCTATTGATCCACCATTGCTTGTAACAGATGATGGTGTTATTGGTAGGGTTAGAACGACACCAGCCGGTATAACTGTTGTTAGAAATGAAGGTTCTGTAAGGTCATTACCTATTGGAACTAATTGGCAAATTACAGATATGAAAGAAAATCAATTACGAACTGCAATACGACAAGCATATTTTTCAGATCAACTACAGTTACAGCAAGGTCCTCAAATGACAGCTACTGAAGTTCAAGTTAGATATGAGTTGATGCAAAGATTATTAGGACCAACATTAGGAAGATTCCAAAGTGAGTTTTTAAATCCATTAATTGAAAGAGTATTTGGTATTATGTTAAGAGCTAATGCCTTAATCGTACCACCAGAAATAATACAAGGACAAACAGTTGATGTAGAGTATGTAGGACCTCTGGCAAGATCACAAAGAATGGAAGAATCATTAGCTATTGATAGATTATATGCATTAGCTATGCAAGTAGGACAAATTGACCCAACAATTATGGACAATATAAATCATGACCTTGCTATTAGAACAAGAGCAAACTTACTTGGTGTTCCTAAAACTGTATTAAGAGGTATAGAAGAAGTTGCAGAAATGAGAGAAATGAGAGCACAACAACAGCAACAAGCACAAGAAATGGCTATGCAACAACAACAGGCACAAACAGCACTTACACAAAACCAAGCTATTAAAGAGTTAGGCACACAAGAAGCACAACAAGGTGCAGAGCAAGTAGAGCAATCGGCAAGAGCACTTGGTTTAGTTGAATAATGGAACTAAAAGAATTACAAAAAATGTACAGAATTACTTTTGACTCTCCAGAAGGGAAAGAAGTATTAGCAGATTTAAAGTCTGCTTATTACCATAGAAGTTCGTTTGATAGTTGTCCTTATGAAACAGCACATAAGGAAGGTCAACGAGCTGTTATAATACGAATAATCAATCTATTAAAGGAGCAAAAAAATGATTGAAGAAACGACCACAACAGAAGGTAACCCTGTAGAACAACCTGTAGAAGATAATACAGTTTTAGGGTCTACTGTAAGTGATAATCAAGATTGGAGATCAAACTTACCAGAAGATTTAAAAAACGATCCTACATTATCTAATTTTAAAGATGTAGAATCACTTGCTAAAACAGTAGTACATCAACAAAAAGTATTAGGTAATCGTATTCCTATACCTAAAACTGATGAAGAAAGAATGGAAGTCTACAATAAACTAGGCAGACCAGAAGTTGCTGATAAATATGAAGTAAATGTACCAGAAGATTATTCTGCATATTTTACTCAAGAGCAGATAAGTCAGTTTAAAAATGTTGCTCATCAAATGGGATTAAACCAACAACAAGTAGAAGGTCTTGTTAATTATCAAATGGAATCTATAAAGAATCAAGGAGATATGTATTCATCACAAGTAGATGTGCAAAGACAAGAATCCGAAGCTATGCTTAAAAAAGAATGGGGTTATGATTATGATAGCCAAATTCGTAATGCAAAAAGAGCTATTGATGTGTATGGTGATAATGAAATAAAAGATTTAATGAATACAGAAGCAGGTAATCATCCTGCTGTTATTCGTTTATTTGCTAGATTAGGTAAAGATATTACTGAAGATATGGCACAAAATACACAAAATAACACTTTAGCATCATCACCATTAGATGCAAAACAAGAGATACAAGATACTTTTAATAATCCAGATCATCCTTATCACAACCCTAGACATAAGGATCATCAACCGGCTGTAGAAAAAATGCGACAACTACATGAAAAAGTATATGGTAATACTTAAAAAAGTGTGATATAATATTTTTATGTGTACTGCCCTTACGGATAACAGTATATAAAGTCTAACGACTATAAACGAGGTTTCCCTTTTTTAGGACAAAAACTGCATAAATTATTATATTAATTTTATTAAGGAGAACTGTAATGAGTGTTCAAATTACTACAGCTTTTGTAGAACAATATAAAAGCAATGTGTTCCATTTGGCACAACAGAAAGGTTCAAGATTAAGAGATGCAGTAAGAACAGAAACTGTAACAGGTAAATCGCACTTTTTTGAAAGAATTGGTGATACTGCTGCTCTTAAAAGAACATCAAGACATAGTGATACACCTAGAGTTGATACCCCTCACTCAAGAAGGAAAGTTACTATGGATGATTATGATTGGGCTGATCTGATTGACCAAGAGGACAAAGTTAGAATGTTAATCTCCCCACAATCTGAGTATGCAATGAGTGGTGCTTGGGCAATGGGTAGAGCAATGGATGATGCAATTATTTCTGCTGCTAGTGGAAATGCTTTCGGTGGTGTATCTGGTGGTACAACTGTGGCATTACCTTCTGGACAGAAAATTGTTCATGCTTCTGCTGGATTAACTCTAGCAAAATTAATTAGTGCAAAAGAAGTATTAGATGCTGCTGATGTTGATCCAGACGAGCCAAGGTTTATGGTTGTGTCTGCAAAACAACTTAGTGATTTACTAGGTAGCACAACTATTACTTCAGCAGATTTTAATTCTGTTAAAGCATTAGTACAAGGTGAGTTAGATACCTTTTTGGGATTTAACTTTATTAGAAGTGAACGACTAAGCACAGATGGTGATGGTAATAGGTCTGTACTTGGTTTTTGTCAATCTGCAATAGGTCTTGCACTTGGTAGAGATATTGAAACAAGAATCTCTGAAAGAGCTGACAAGAACTATGCAACACAAGTATTTTTATCAATGACAATCGGAGCTACAAGAGTAGAAGACGAAAAAGTTGTAGAAATTGCTTGTCAAGAGTCATAGGAGG